ATAAATGTGTTAACTACTTAGGTTTAATTTAAACCGATCGGCAAGACGAGGTCATTGTCTTAGACTCGAGAGGCCAAGGAACGTAGGTCTCCGCGGGAGGGGAAGAGCCGTTACCACCTTCCTCACCACCTTCCTCACCACCTTCCTCACCACCTTCCTCGCCACCTTCCTCACCACCTTCCTCGCCACCTTCCTCGCCACCTTCCTCGCCACCTTCCTCGCCACCTTCCTCACCGGAAGGACCGGAAGGACCGGAAGGACCGGAAGGACCGGAAGGACCTGAAGGACCAGGGCCTGGGGCATTGGATCCACCGTCATCCTCACCACTGAACCACCCCTGTTGCCAACCGAGGATCAAAATTCCTCCGACTACGAGGCAGACAAGTGCGATTATCATAGGACCTTGATTACTATTCATTTACTATATACATGATAAAAAAACTTGACAGACACCCAAACTTAAAGAAATTATCGTATACTATAATTAATGGATACATGTCAAACTTGTACTGAGAATTTTAATAAAACCAGTCATCTTAAAGTTTCATGTCCTTTCTGTGCGTATGATGTATGTAAAACGTGTGCACAAACCTATATCATATCCACCTCGAAGGATCCACATTGTATGAATTGTAAACATGAACATAACAGGGAATTTGTGGATTCGTTCTGCACTAAAAAGTTTAGAAATACGACGTTAAGAAAACATCGCGAGAACGTCTTATTCGAAAGAGAACAAGCGCGTTTACCAGAAACACAACCTTATGTAGAGAGAGAACTGAATATACGTAGCCTGAGAAGAACGTACATTTATTTATTATTTTTATTAGAAAATGTCAAGAAAAGTGTACATATTCAACAAAGCGTTCGAATGAATCTAACACTCATTATAAGAAAAGAATTGGTAAATTTGATAGATTCCGTTCAATATTATTCGTCTGAAGTTTCATTAAACACCACACCAAGAATATACATTCAGAAATGTTTATCTGAAGAGTGTAGGGGGTTTTTATCCGATGATTACAAGTGTGGTGTGTGTAAAACGCAATTTTGTGAAAATTGCCACGAAACTTTAACACCCGGACACGTCTGTGATAAAAATACCGTGAAAACTATTAAATTAATAAAACGGGATACAAAACCATGCCCAAAATGTAATACGATGATTCATAAAATAGACGGGTGTGCGCAGATGTGGTGTACGCAATGTCATACAGCATTTGACTGGAGAACTGGATGTATAGAGACGGGTAGAATACATAATCCACATTACGTAGCATATTTTAAAAATAAATCAAGAGAACACGGTGATATTCCATGTGGAGGGAGACCGAATTACAACGAACTTAAACGATCTAAAGCTCCTAGAGAATTATTGGAAACTTCTTTAGAAATTAATAAATTGGATCGCGAATTAATGATAAGATATGGGTACATATACGATAATAACTTATACGTTCGAATGAGATACATATTGAATGAAATGACTGAAAACGAATTCAAAAGAGAATTACAAAGACGAGATAAGTTTAACGATAAAATAACTGATATTCAAGACATATACCGAATGGTCATAGATACCATCGGAGATTTACTTCGTCGGTACATGATATACCCAGAAAATGTGGATGATATCATTTACGAAATAATTAAGATAACAACCTACGCGAATGAAACCATGGATAAAATACGTAAAAGATACATATCTAAAATTCCGTACAATATAATGTTGTCTTTTAATAAATGACAAAATTCATTTTATCATTTATTTTAGTAGTTATACTTTTTTTATTCCTACTACCTACATATAAAAATCCAGTCGTCATAAGAAATTTTATAAATAAAGAGGAATGTGATGAGATAATTAAAATAGCCACACCAAGGTTAAAACCTTCTACCGTGAACGTAAACAAGAATATAGATGCATCTATCAGAAAAAGTGATACAGCTTGGATTCGATATAGAGAAAGTCCAACCGTAGACTCTATTATGCAGAGGTGTGTAGATATGGTAGATAAGAATGTAAATAGTTGTGAAAGCTTACAAGTTGTTAAATATACACCAGGTGGTTTTTACAAAGCTCACCAAGACGTCTTAAAAAATGGTAAAAATAATCCAAGAGTGTACACTTTTATATTATGTTTAAATGATGATTATGAAGGTGGGGAAACTAATTTCCCTAATTTAAATAAAAAATATAAATTAACGAAAGGAGATTTATTACATTTCAATACTTTGAATATTTGGAACATGGAAACTAAATTTGCTCTTCACGGAGGTGAACCCGTTGCTAAAGGGGAAAAATGGATATGTAATGTATGGGTTCATAAATATCCTGTGGTATAATATGCAATACGCACTTTTATGTCGCCCATACGCTATTATAACACCAACACAGACAACTATAAAAACACGAGAATGTCGCGTAGTTCGTATAATAGAAACAGACGTTGAAAATAAATTTGAATTAGATCTACTCGAGGCACCACCCATAAATGTCAATCAAGAAGACGATAATTAAATCTGTCGAATCATCCCGTACCTCGTCTTTGTAAATATAACTTCTTCACATTCTCCACCGTTAATGGTCATCCTAGGATCTCCACACATACTAGTCTTACTCTTTAAACGTTCACACGCGTTACGCGTTTTATTACAAATATTCATGCTAGGACTATACCCCATAAATGTTTGTAGTATATCCCCATCGGGTCCATACATATCAACCGTAGCCTTGACACAATAATCTCCGTAATTACAATTTTTATCCACTATAACAGGGGGTGGTGCGTCATCAACGGCAGCTTTCGTTTTCATAAGTTTTCTTTTGATGGATGTGATTGGAAAAAGAATAAAGTTTGCGATAGCTATCATTTGATATATTTTTCATCAATATTTTTAAGTTGGTTCACAATTAAAAATATCGGTAATTATAAATGGACCGAATAGAAAGATATTATCTCAGACAATCGGAAGGTGGTTTTGCGACACCAGGTTTTATATGTAATAACAGAAAGTGTTTAGAAAATGACCCACTATTTACGAATGGTGGTATCATAACTACCCCACGAAAAAACAATAATAATAAAAAAAAGGCGAGTCCTCCCAAAGGATATAAAGTGCGTAAAGGTGGTAAAGGTGTTAAGCGTATAGCTGTAAAAGCACCATCTTTGAAAAAATGATTAAATTTCGATCAGGGTATGCTGACCAAAATAATTTCTTTGAGCCATGAGAAAATTCATGGATGTACGCTTTTGACGTGTATAATCGTATTGTGTCAACGCGGCTTGGACAGATGGACACGGAATTCTAGAAGATGCACACTGAATACTAAAAACACGAGCATCCATAGACGTATCATCTAAAATTTTATAAAACTTCCCCTCTATCATGGGACAATCTATGATTGTACCAGCTGACCAAGCGTTACGAATAGTTTCCTTCGGCACGTTGGTATGTTCCATAAGACTATATCCTTCCATGATAGATGACGCAAACACAAATCTTAAAGCATTTACAGCTGTATTAACGTCTTTCATCAAATCCTTGTTATTGATGGTTTTGTAAAATCTAGAATGTTTACTCGTAATTCTAGCATTGAGAGCTGCGTTAATAACTGGTGTAGAAATATCATGTGTCAATCCGAAAATAGAACACCAAGATCCCGTATCGTTCATTTCAGCTACATCTACAATTTTAGATACATCATACATCTTAGTGACATCACGGGCAGAGTTTATGAGAAAGCCGGAAATATCACTTTCGGAAGCTTCCTTCATAACAATTTCCATGACTTTAGAATCTTGTCCACAATACGCAAAAATATCTGCTATGCCTTGAAGCATCCCATATTCTATACCATTATGAACCATCTTAGTAAAGTGTCCTAAACCGGGATCTTCTCCCATATAAGCTACATTCTTAGCGAACGAATTAAAAAAATCGTGATGTTCTAAAAATACGTCCCAGCGACCACCAACCATCAAGGCTGGACCATTACGAGCACCCCCCGAAATACCCACACCTAGATAATTTATATCTCGACAGCTACAACGAGCATTTCTATTTCTGGATACTTTATAGTGTTCATTAGCTAAGTCTACGATAGTGTCTCCAGGTGATAATATCGTTACGAGATTGTTTAAAGAATCATCCGTTATATTTCCGTGTGGTAGAGCAGTCATGATCGTTCGAGGACGTTTCATGGAATCAACCATATCCAATATAGTTCCATGACCATAGACGTTCGCAGTTTCATTTACAAGTTCATACATTTTGGGATGTGTCCTATTAAAAACATGAACATCCCTATTTTTTTCAATATTAATACTAAGATTTTTACCAACTGGGCCGAGGCCGACGATACCTACGGAAGACATTATAAGGTATATTACTCCTAATTTTTTAAGTAGATATTTCCCCTCGAGCTAATATTTTTTCTCGATTTTTCAAGTGTAATTCCTTCACTTCATTTTTATTTTGAGCGGCGTATGGAACTGCGTATCCCTCATCAACTAACCATTTATTAACGTTAGTCCACGCACCATCTTCACACACCCATACTTCGGCCAATACGCGTCCAAATTTACCCCTAGAATCAGCCTCCGGGCAGCGAAGTTCTATCTCTATGTCATCTTTTTCAGATGCGACAGCCTTGAGGCACCATTCTTTGAGCTTCTTTTTGGATAGAAGGCCGAATACCTTCTCTTCCTTATCAGACGTACGAGATTCGGGAGTGTCAATTCCTAAGAGTCGGACTCTCTGTTGAGTAGACACATCGAAGCCTAAATCAATGTTCACGTCGATTGTGTCACCATCGACAACTTTCGCAAGGGAAGATACACGATATTTATAAGTACACTCTGGGATATTGTAAGAAGTCATTGTATTATATATTGATATTTAAAAAGAAAAAAAAATATATAATACATATGACAATTCATACAATTGGTGATAGTCATGCGTCGTTAGGTGGTAGTAAAGAAATTATAAAACACCATTTAGGAGAAGGATTATGTTATAGTTTTGGTATAAAAAAACTAGATAGGTGTGATATTCGTAACTTTGATTTTAAAGATGGGGATACTATCATTTTTTCTTCGGGTGAAATAGATTGTAGATGTCATGTTCATAAACATATAACACAATCAAAAACATACCAAGACGTTATTGATGATATTGTTAATAATTATATTGAAGCTATAGAATTAAATATATCCGTTTCTAAAATTAATTTCAAAAATGTAAGTGTTTATAATGTGGTCCCACCCATACAAAGATGGAATACATGGGAAAATCCAGAATTTCCATACTTAGGAACTGACGAAGAACGAAAACAATATGTCCTATATTTTAATAAAAAATTGAAAGAAATATGCATTGAAAAAAAATACATTTTTTTTGATATTTATAATAATTACACAGATGAAAATGGATTTTTACGAAAGGATTTAAGTGATGGAAATGTTCATATCGCTAATGAAATTTATATAAACAAGTTCATAAAAGATAATAATTTATAAAATTAATATACTTTCCTATACTAGATGATTTGTGTAGCTCAATCTTCGAACGATTCCTATAGTCAAAGGCTTGCTAAAACGCGTGCGAATGTTTTAAATAATCTTTATGGTAAAAAAACTATAGTGGATATCCCAAAACAAAAATCAAGAGTAAAGAATGACAGGCTACGTTTGAGATACAATGAAGCTATCAAGGAAGCACTCGAGATTTGTGAAAATAATAAAAATTCTAAAGAATGTCATTTAGCTTGGTACGAGGTAGATGAACTCGAAGATGCGATGATGAGATATAACCTTAAAGACTAAATTTCATCATTTAACATGGAGGTAAATGTATACGATTTAGCCAATGAAATATACACGACCTTGGGTCCAGGGTACAGCGAACGTGTATATCATAACGCAATGGAAGTCATTTTACGTGAGAAAGGGATTCATTATGAATCCGAAAGAATCATACCTATAGTATTCAAAGGGCATGTCATAGGAAATTTACGCGCAGATATAGTTATCAATCGTTCTACGATTCTAGAATTTAAAACTATAAAAAATTTAAATGAATCTGCAGAAATGCAGGCTCACAATTATATGAATTTGACAGGTTTGGATACAGCATATTTAATTAATTTTCCACCTACACTAAATACAAAAGTAGAAATTAAAAAAATTGTCACCAAGGAATGTTCTCTGGATTAAATCTACATGATTTTTTTAAATAAATTACAAAGTCTTTTAAATCCTTTTCTGTCTGTATTACATTTAAAATTTGTTCTACAAAGAGATTATACCTATAGTGATTTCCATCATGTACCAACCGATTTTCACGTAAATTCATGACGTGTTTTCCATGTTTTGTGGGTAATAGAATTATGTTAGTACTACAATTCATATCGTACTTATATTTTTTGATAGTTGGGTGTCCCCTAAATTGTTTAGGAATGACGTGATGATCTTCCACCAATCCCTTAAGATTCCATCGTGTCTTGAAAAAATCTCTCGACACGGACCTGTATCTCATACTATACTGAATCATTTTTACATACATGATTGTGTATGTAAAAATGATCCCAACGGGGCTCGAACCCGCGACCTTGGCGTGCCTCATGTGAATACAATTTCACTGTGTATACTTAGTATAAGCACCACGCTCTAACCAACTGAGCTATGGGATCATGGGTCATACAATGTGATCGTAAAACGACCTTTGCGTACAACCGTCGGCTCTATGAAGAGTCGAGCTATCTTGTCTTTTCCTCGTGTCGTACCTTTAAGTTCCTTCGCTGTTTTATCGAGTGTTGCTTCTGATCTAAACACTTCGGTATTACTCGTGTAGGTTTCAACTCCATCTTTCGTTATTACTGTAATAATATTTGGGGGTGAAATTTGTGCACCTATAAAATCGGAATGTCTGTACATTTTTTTAAACATGTCATGTAAGATATATAACGCGAGCATTTTTATTTTGAATCAGCCGTGTCATTTTCGTCTTCGGTCCCTGCGACCGAACCAAAGGATCCGATGTGTGCGTTTGTAGAGTTGGTCATTTTTATATTAATTCGTAGGTATGTACTCCCACTTAAGTGAAAAACATATTTTTTTCCAAATAACATCTTGTTGATGAAGTTTATCTTTTGATTTCAGCAATGGAAAATATTGTAAATAAGAATCCTCACTAAGAAGCTCACAAAATTTATATAAAACGTATGAATAACTTAAAAAGTTTTTTCTTTCTGCGGGGCAATGTTCATTAAAAGGTTTCTGTATATCTTTAAACATTATTCGTAATCGTTCCTCCAACTCCATCGACATTTTTGGTGGATCTATTCCACTCAAAATATTCGAGATGTAAGGCACGTGCTCGTAGAATTTATTCAATTTAAGTTTTTTAAGAAGAGATCGTACACGGGCATGTGTAATCTCGGATAATGACTTAATCTTTATCTTTTTGAACTCGTTTCGAAGTTGTTGTATTACTTCTGGTGGAATTGTCGTCATCTCTTGTGCTTGAAATTGACTCAACCATTCATTGAAATGATTATCCCGTTTATAAGAATAGTTAATGATCTTCTCCGACGTCTCTTGTTCTTCTTTGTATGTTAACTCTTCACTTATAAGTATATCAACAACCATACCACACGAATCACAAACAACATCCGCGGTATTACTGAAATGAAATAAATTACTCTCACGACAATTTGGGCATTTTTCTATAGCCACTCTTTCCGCGGGTCTATCTAAGTTCATCTTTTCTACATCTATGAGATAATCTGTGAATATATCCTTCTTTTGAAGTCCCGCGGTCTCTTTTAATTTGAAAACGTTATCCGTTTTTACTTCACCTATGGTAGTATTCGTATATTGTTTCATGTAAGGTGTACAACTCATCATATAATCCGACATTTCACGTTCATATATATGCTTTTATTATGCGGTTCATCTTCTATGTTTTTCATCCATTCATCTATTTTATTATTATATCGGCTTAAAAAATTACCTTCCATGTATGTTAATGAGATTTATACATTCGTTTTTAATTAACCTAATTTATATTTTTAAAAGTTTAGTAAAGAAATTAACATATGTTGACGACTTTACTATAGTCACTGAATGTATAGAGTACGACGTGGATCACACAAAAAGTAAAGATAGTCGCGAACCTTTTTGGATAAATGAAAGAAAGGTTTGGGATTCTGATATAGATGGTTATTACGCGGATGTAGATGTAGCCGACGTGATAAGCGACCCACCCGAATGTGTTAAGAACATTTTAGTGAGAATAAAGTTTTGGTACGGAAACAAAATCTATAAATATTTGACACGTGATATGGATTTCAAATGGCCACCTAAAAGGAAACCAGGTGTTTCATTTCACGTCCCATTGAAAAGTGCGGTATTGATTGATGTATCTGGAAAACCTGTAAAAGATGTGTTGGGAAAGATAATTCGTTATGCGGGACCTCACAACGATTTTTATAGGAATGATATAAAAATCGAAGACATGTTTTGGTATAACCGAGAGACGTATAACGAATATCCAATCATTAAATTGACGAATATTCTGGGAATTGTTAAAAGTGTTAAAGTGGTAGATGGAAAACTCACGGATCTTCAGATACCTTAGTAGCTAAATAAAACTTGAGATCTCCTAAATTTGCGACATTATATTTAAGAATCAAAAACCTATTTTGTTCTTCTTGCATGATTTGAACTGTTGCACACATACTCGTAGCTTTGGTAAATATATTCATATACCTTAACGAGTATAATCCNTAAACNTTTTTACAATTATCTACACATTCAATCTCCGTTTCTTGGTTTGCAAAATCACCCTTACATGCTAATTTCAATTTATTTTCGTATCGTGTAATTTCAATTTCAGTACCTATGTTTGACATATCCCTGCATATGCGCTGAAAATCAACCGATGGCATTGGTGTGTTTGTGGTCATAGTCATATCCGGAACTTCTATTTGATTTTCGTTTATATCAAGAAGTTTTAGTTCGAATTTGGTACAAGTTTTTTTAGATTCATTAAATATCTCTATATTCATATACTCCTTGGAATTAATGCTGATAATGAGTACGTCATTATTTGTTATAGTTTTCAAAAGCTTGTAGACGTTAGTCACGTTAATACCTGTATCTATCTCATTCTCACACTCGTACTCCTCAAAATTTTCAGCTGCTAAGTGCATGTCTATAAGAGAAGTTCTCGCAGTATCTAACGTCACTATATACATCCCATCAGGCTTAAAGTAAATGTTCACGTCGTTAAGAATATCTTTTAACACTTCAAATGTTGATTTGATTGCAGCCGCTTGAATAGTGACTAGCTTCATTCTCAATAAATTTATTTTTAATTCTTTATATCAGTATACGCTTCATTTTTTACATCTTTACTGATTTTCTCCTGTAGTTCCGCTGTCATAGCGGGTTGTAAAGATTGTCCATAACTATCTAAACTAAAAATATCATCCGTACCCTCCCCGTCTAATGTCGTCATTCCAGAAAATCCAAATTCACAGGATTCTAACTCTTGTACTGGAAGTAAAGATTCTAACCACGCTTTTATTTCAGCACCCACTAATAATTTTCCATTCTGGGTCAACATGGTAGGTACACGTGTTATCTTATTCCTAAACTTTGGTGGTATGCCCATGTTATTTATATTGTGAAGATTGACAATCTGTCTCAATGTTTCATGTTTATTAATATAGTTTAATGTTTCCATGCTATGCGAACAATTCGGGCTGAAAATTAACAGGGACATTCTAAAATAATTCCGTAAAAAAAAGATGAAAAAATTACACACTTTTTCTTACGTATATATAAATGAAAGTCGTAGTATTACTTTTCATAGTATTACTCATTCTCATGTTATCCAGAGCGGAGCAGTACGAAACTGCGCGTACTCCTGAGGAGGATCCAAAGCTCAATATGGAGGAATATGTCGTAGACGAAAATTCTAAAGTAGATAAGGATTTACTTCAAAAAATTGTTCTGGAGACTAATAAGTACATAACAGAAAAAACAGGTTTATGTAACTACATCATAGAAACGACGGATATGAAAATTTATTCTCACAAGAAAAACAAAACAAAATTATACAAGTGCACATTCATGAGTGTAAAGGAAGGTGGTTTTTCTTATGGTATGTCTTATACGGTTGAAGTCATAGTAGCTAATAATGAAATAAGTATCATAAACGCAAACAAACAACCCATGGATGTTAAACCTCCAGCTAACTCTTCACCATTCATGAAAGATATACAAGGACATCAATATCTGGCATACGAAGAGATTCGAGATAGTGAGTTAGATTTATTAAAATTATAGTCATACCTAATTGTATGATCAGCGTAAATGATATATCAAAAGTCGTTGACAAAAGGAATCGTATCAAGAAAGAGACATACGTCAAGTTATACGAACAAGTTACCAGGAAAATAAAGCGTGCGGTTGAAATTAAACAACTCTACGTCGATTTTGAAGTTCCTATGATGGTGTTGGGGTACCCAACTTATGATAGGATAAAAGCGACATCTTACGTCAAGCGTCAATTAGAATTGGGTGAGTTTAATGTCGTAATCATAGGAGAATTTTTACTACGAATAACATGGAAAATCAAGAAACAGATCCATGATGGGAAAAGTGAAGACGATACCACAGAATTTCCAACCCTCGTAAATCTTAAAAAGTACGCGAACAAGTACAGGGGATTCGCGGGAAAAGGGTGATATTTAAAAGTGTCTACATGATATATGGATAATCTCAATATTCTAGTAGAAGCCAAGCGTGAATACCTAGACCAGCTTTCCATTCTCATGTGCCCAGTTATGATCGACGTATTCGATGTTATGTACCAAGAAGCACATAAACTTTCAAAAGGCCGCAAGGTTCTCATCATGTTTCAGAAACTCTTACAAGATGTTCCAGAGTGGAACGAAACCATGTCTAAAGAACATACCGATAACATAGCTGATAGGTGCGCGTGGTTTAAAGATCTCGTAGCTGCGGTATTTGTCAGTTCGGTGAAAATTTTGTCAGCCGTACGCTTGAGCAAGGACGTTAAGAAACTTTCCGTAAAGTTACCCTCGAATGAAGTTTTTATTCATTCTTGTTATAAAAACGCAGCCAAGGATTTATATAAAAATCCATACATTTTCAGTGAAAATCAGTCTGAATATAATCGTAATGATGAATTATTTGAGCGTTTTAGAATTTGTATCGAAGCGACGGTAAAGGAACTCATACCCGTACAACAAATTCTCCAAACTTATATGAGCACAACTGATGATATTATTGATCCCCAAGATGCCGACCTCGAAACTGACGATGTTGATGAATATGACGAAACCCAACAAAATGGCGAAGCAGAACCGGAAGCGGAAATGGGTGGCGAATATAACCCAACTGGAGAAAGTGAGGGAATGGTAGACGCACCACCTGAAGACTTAGCACCTCCCCCCATGGAAGAACCTATGGAAGAATCACCCATGGAGCAACAACCCCAACCACAAGCTCATTCGCGCCATTTTGAAAATGAATTTAGAACGATTCCACGGGTACAACCAGGACAACCACAAGCTCCACCAGAAGATGAAGATTTGTTTCCAGATGCACCCGATTCGAGAATAAAAAAAGCTAGGTATTAGTATATGGATATAGACGAATATCTACGAGACCCATTTGGAGCCAGTATTGTCGCAGGTGGTTTAACCGCTGGTTATATCCACATGAAGGCTAAATTAAATAACGAAGGAACCCTAACAACTAGCGCATATGCTAAACCCGCCGCATTGGTAATGATTTTAGTGTATTTTATAGTATCGAATGGAATAGGTAAGCGTGAAACCATTTCAACAGACCCGTTTTGATTAACTTAAAGAATATCTACGTATCGTGTATATAATGACCTCGGTTACCGCCTTTAACGACATGATGGGCCAGTTCCTCACTGAACTCTACAAAACCTTCCCAGAAGAGAAGAGTATCAAGAAATACATCGCAGCCTTTGAACTCATGCGATCCGCTAACGGAAAGCTTGTTGTAGAAGGGTTTATGAATGGCGTTTCTCCTCATGTCGGGAAAGTAAACACCCGCGACGAATCATTTTTCCTCGAAAACGCGGATAATATTGAATTTCTCCGCGACATGAACATTAAGGCCTGTTGGCCCAATGCGTCNGANNCNACCAAGGCTGCCATTTGGCAATACCTCCAAACTCTATACATGCTAGGTACGACTATCACCTCGATCCCCCCCGAAACTCTCAGTATGATTGAAAATGTAGCGAAGCAGTGCGCTGATAAGCTTCAGACCGATGGTGAAGAATTGGATGAAGCCCAGATCATGGCTTCTATGCAGGGTCTACTTGGGAATATGTTGAAAAAATAAAAGTTTTATATATAAATGGTATCCGTCTTTAATGATCCAAAACAATTAGTACGTCAAGATAAAATCACGGAATTTTGGCCAGTAAACACACAATCCTCAGCAGACCGGGTTAACGCGAGTGTGAGGTTTATAATTTATGCCACGTGCATATTATACCTCATTCGCCGCGATATTCGAGTATTCGTTCTCGGTGCTACCGGTGTGGGGGTTTTATACGCGATGGAACAAAATAACATGATTAAACATGGTTCCGCGCGTGCGGCTAATGGAAATCCGGGATGTCAACTTCCTACCGCCGATAACCCTATGGCAAACGTTTTACTGTCCGATTATGATGGTCGTCCCGATCGCCCTTCCGCTTGTGATGTAGATAGCGTTTCTTCAGAAATAGATAAATATTTAACCGGTGATGTTCAATACGGTCCCCAGAAATCTCGTTCCCCTTGGCCAGGTCGTCAAAGGAACGCTCTCGCGAGGCAGTTTGTAACTTCTCCAGTATCCGGAATACCAGGCGATCAGACCGCATATGCTGAATTCTTATACGGTAAGAAGGGTGCCCCTATGTGCAAGACTGATGGATTATTCTGCGACCCCAACGCTCGTGGTGTTCAATTGGAAGCTTTTGGGGGTATAGATACTAATGAAGGTGTTAGGGGTGGTGGTGGTTATGGTAATTTTGGTAGCGGTGGTGGTGCCGGTGGGATGAGGACTGGTCCATCGTCTCCGGGTGGTATGCAATAAAACCACCTATTTAGGTAGATAATATTCTCATGTAATAATAAATGGCGTACCAACTCCAACCAGGATTAAGTCTTGTCCAGAATCCAGCACATCCTCCCGTGTGTGCGACCGATGAAGTTTTTGTTTATCCTCAGCCCAGTACACTTAACTATGGCGGCCGCCCAAATACCATGTTATACGGAACCGCTCCCTATATGGCCGGTAAAGGTTCCCCAGCCCAATTCATAGAAACGAGTGATCAATTACGTCCTCAATCCACCTCTACATTTAATACATCTATAGCTAAAACATACGAAAATCAATATTTCCCCATTCAAAATGTCGAATGCAAGTTGCCTCTTCGAACCAGGACTTATGAGCCCGCCAGTACTCGTGCGATGACTCAGAATGTTGTGTTCAATCAGAGATATGCTAAATAAAAAATATCGACAACAATTAAGAATGGCGGACCCAGTATCTATAGCTGCTATAGCTGGATTAGCTTATTTAGGAAAGCGATTAAGCGAGCAACCCGAAAAAACCATCCCACCCGTGACCGAGTCTATACAACCCATACAGGATATGGTCGCTCCAGCGATTATGGATAATTCCTCAACCCGTACACCACAGCGCAAACTCGAACATCCCACATTCGGAGACATAGCTCCTCAATATAGGACCAGTGGAAGTGAAGTTTTAGAAATGCGTGATCGTATGTTTGATACAGGCCGAATGAATAATCTTTCCCCAGTGGAAAAACAACTCGTAGGCCCCGGTCTAGGCGTGGGTGCTGAAGTTCCCGCTTTCGGTGGACATCAACAACTCTTTCGTGTAAACCCAGAAAACGTCGGTGCGTATCGTTTAACTACCCTACCTGGTAGGAGTGGTCCAGCGCATGATATATCAGGTGGTCGTCGCGGTGTCATGGGTGAAATAGGTAATAATAGGCCTGAGACTACCGCGATGTTGACCGGTCGTCGCCCCCCAGTTGGTGGACGGGCGCAGGGTATGTCGGGTGTAGTCGTACGTTCCGAACATGAACATACTAAGCGACCCACTAACCGTTCCGAAACCGGGTCCAGAACCGACGGTCTCGGTTTCCGTGGAGCTAAGCGTCTCGTATCTGAACTCACATCTTCCCAGGATCCCACCAGGAATAAGAAGGATGGTAATATCGAACAATACGCGTATAACAATAACCCCGCACCCAATATTCATAAATACGCACACGGCTACCTCACCTCGCCCGCCTCCAAAATTGGCGAAAAGCGTACGTACGCGGCACCCCATACCGTCGAGGAACTTCAAAAGTATGGGTTCCGCCCCGACGATCGCAGAGGCAAGGCGAATCGTGCCGGTAATGCTGGTCGCATGAACGTGCGCTCCGGGCCCCTCAATCAGGGTGGTTTACCTACCGCTGCGAGAACAGACACTAGTCGTATAGACGGGCGTGTCAATGGTGTCAATGGTGGGTGGACACAGCAATACACCAACGATTCTTATCACCAATTAAACACATACAAGGGAAATCAGAATCCATTGGCATCGGGTGCCAGTCTCAACATAGCCAAAAATCAAATGCAAAAGAACCCTTTATCTCAACAATACTTTTAAATAATGTAGATTGTAAAATAACACCCATTAAAATATTATCCATATATTTTAATGAGCGTATACACGTTAGATATAGATAGCGGTGAACGCGACCCCGTATCGTACCCGAATCCAGGAGACTACGTTGTCGAATTACGTCACCCGATTTATGATGTTAAGAAATTGTCTATAGTTTC